TATCTTGGGTGGAACCTTCAGTACCTGCCTCCTTGTACGACCAAAGAAACTGGCCATTCAGACGGTCAAATCCACCGTATGTAAGATTAAATTCTGATGGTAGAATGTCATCGGTAGAAAAGTAAGGGATCTTATTGTCGACTCGCAAAGACTCCCTTGAGTCCGTTGCAATAATTCCAGTTTTTCCAACCGAACGAATTTCGTTGTTCCAGCTAGCGAATGAGAACGGCGCATCAGTTCCAATTACTCCTGGCACTTTACGCCAAATATACGGATTGAATGGATCTCGTGTTTTTTCAAGTACCCAGTTACTACGAGAAAAATTACCAATTATGTAATTCCCAAGAATGGAAGCGCCGTTCAAATATTCCTGAGTGTCAGCAGGCAAAAGGCCAGCACCAACAGTGTTGAACTTGTCTCCATTGCCTGAAACACTCCTAATAGCAGAGTAAAGAACGGCCTGAGGATTATCTAATCCACCGATCAAAGGCTGGAAAAGGTTCAGACGTTCACCAAAATAGATCACATACCAAGCATTGGTAAGCGCACCGCCGGAAGGAGCTTGGTAGTCTGGATTATCTACTAAATTTGTGAAGCTAAGGACATTCGTTCCGTCATACATGTAAATGTCTGACATTCCCTTTCCAGTGAATACAAACCGTTGACTTCCATCCCCAAAAGGATAAGTGGTACCTGAAACATAGTCTTCGTCGGTTGCTATCGCAAACCCGCCTCCTGGAGCTGCTCCAGCCATGGGGACTTGGTCGAAGGTGTTTGTTCCTTCGTTGAACTTGTATAAAAATTCTTTCGATATTACCAGGAGCTGCTTTGAGCTGTCGGGAAGAGTATGCTCAAAGATTCCCATTACCCTGGTTCCGTCAGCAAGACGACCCGATGAAAACTGAGTGAATCCCTGACGAGATTGCAGGACTTGACGATAGATATAGCCATTCCGAATGCTTTGAAATGAGTCGGCTGGTTCTAGATAGTTTACACCATCCTTAGCTACACCTGTCCTATAGCCTGTTATCTCGAAGATATCCATCACATTGCGCGCGCGAGTACTTTGTCCTTTAGGACAGAGAGGAAGCGCGGCCTCCCGCTAAAGTTTTTGATCAGCCGCCGAAGACCACAAACCAACATTGAATAGGATCAATAGCCGCTGGCGATCCAGCATAAGTAAAAGTTCTAAATTTAAAAAGCGCCGTGCTCTTGACGTTCGTAAGCGTAGAGGCCGCCGACATAGTAAATACCCCAACATCGTTAGCCGTGGCTGTATTCCGAACGCAATCACCAAGAACAAGATAATTATTAGTTGGAGTCGCTGCTGCGAATGTTGCTGTAAAAACCCCTGCAGAATCTCTTACTATAGTTGAAATATTATGTTTATATTGGATAGTCACCACACCGCCTACAACAGTGAAAACACCACACGCCCGAATGCCAAGCATCTGCATGACCTGCGACGCATTTCGAAAATATGGTTGAATGTCCTGGTTTGTTGGAGATTCAGCGGCAGTCTTTTCTCGCAGATAGATATTTCCATCCATGCCTGTTGAAATCGTAGCATCTACTGCTTGCTTAGGCATATTGACAAACTTATGGCGACCGTCTTCGTTTGTGCCAATATTCCAGTAATGATCGTTATTCAGCGTAGTTTCTATGTACGCTGTGTTTTGGACGCCAGGCGTCTTATTGGCACGCACAGAACTGCTGCCTATTGGCCAAGTCGAATTCCAGGGCATTTACATTCTCCTTTAGAATCGCGGTGCTGATCTTTGTTGCTTTATCTGGTTATGCGTCCTTGTCAACAGCAAGCGACGCTCTCTGTTGAAACCACGCTGTATTTGTCCTATATTCTCCTGGTCGAATCTATAGTCCATCGCGTAATTTACCGCTGAACCGTAAGCCAAGTATCTAAGCCAATAGTCATGGGGTATAGCCTCGTTCCCCGTGGAACTAAACTCTGGATTGATCTTGTACCCGTATATTTTGACGGTATATGTATCGTTTGGAATCGTTCTAAAGACTAGCTGGTTTCCGTAGTACAAAACCTCAGTAGGAAATCCAGGTGTCAAAAGATCTTCATTGTTGATACCCCAAAACCCATGGAAAACTCCCGGATCTTGATATAGATCTACCGGATTCCAAGAGACAGAACTCCCAACCGGAGCAGCAAGAGAAATCAAAATCTCTGATGATAGATTTGAAAATAATATAGACGTCTCATTGCTTGGAAAGGTATAAACGCCGTCTGTCGTTCCGTCAATGTCAAAAGATAAAGCGCCAAATTGCTCGAATACGTGAAGGTCGTCCGTCATCGTCAATGATGTAAAATCGTTGAGATACTGCAATAGTGTAGTATCGCTAGAGTCTGAATCGTTTTCGTTCCTGCGGTTTATCGCCAACCTTATAATTCGGAGAACGTCCGATACATACCTTGTCATCTTTATTTTAATCCGCGTAAATTGTTCTTAAAGTAAACCTCGGATCCTTATGGGAAATTCCAGTTTCTTTTGCTCCGTCCTTCCCCTCAAACCACTTCCAGACAGGAGTGCCCTTCTCTGATAGATAAGAAATAATGCACTGTGGAAGATCGTATGTCTGACCAGGAACTAGTGTTTGGTCAAAGTGAATGAAATTATTAGAAACATACACCTTCAAAGGATTTCCTGGCTGATCCACACGACCAAAAACAACTCTAGTCGTCGGATGGAGCTCAATGGGGCACTGCTTATAGGGATATCTACATAGTTTTAACTTTTTATTTAGACGTGCGGCTTCTTCGTTATACAGACGATAATCTCGAATACTCTCTAATGGCATCTCGTCAATGGATTGCTTTTCTTCGGAGATAGCCTTATCCATTATTTCCGTTTTTGCGGGTCTTCCCATTTAATACTCCACATTAAATTTTATAATATCGCATGCGCGATTGTAAAATCGCGCATGCAGTTTTTCGTTAGGTTACTAGATCACCAAGATCGGTAATTTTTCCCCACTTATATGATTCAATCAAGAACACGTCTGAATCTGCACCCATAACTGATGTTCCAACAGTTAACTTATAAGTAACTGGATCGTAGGAATATTCGTTAGGAACGTATGGTGTGCTCTCGTAAGGGGATACTTGCGGGTTGTTCAACGACAAAATTCGTGTCTCAAGAACAACTCGACCACCAGACACCCATGCAGTATAACCAGTTCCATCAACAGGCTCACCGCTAACAGGATCCTTCAGACTGAAGGTTGTCGAGGTCAAAACAACGATCTGATAGCGATTGTTGTTCAACTGATCCATCCCACGAGCGGTTGGCATGTCCGAGCCAAGGTCCGTGATTCGAACGATTTGGTTAGTCTGGAAGCCATGTGCTGCAGTTGTTGTAACAACAACCGGATCAGCAGCGGTTACACCAGCAATGAGAGCACGGAATGCCGTCACTCCACCAGTAGTATCGGCTACAGTGTAACCATTAGTTGCTAGATCAACAAAGTTGAAAGACGCAGCAGCTGCCGAATCAATAACTTTCTGTTGATATGCATGGGCAGCAGTCGTTTGACCACGGAACCATACACTGATCGGCAGCTTGCCAGCCGTTGAAGTCCAATGAGTTAGGTTATTGAAAACAACCTTATCGGGTTGGAAATTGAAAGTGAATGTGTGAGCAGTACCAGCAGAAATAAACTGGAACGCCTCAGACATAGATTGCCCTAGAAATAGGTCGGCCATTTTATCTCCTTATGCTTTAGTGGATAGAAGGGTGACGATATGCGAGTCATCAAGGATCGCTGCGTTGAAATACGCAGTGAAGCCCATCGACTGGAATCGATTCAAATAATCATTGAAACCAAGTGGCTTCATGATCATTTCGGTAGCAACCTCGTCGATACTGATATACCCATAGGCATTAGCTCCAACGAATGTGTTGTTATAAACTGGAGGAGACGCGCTGGAATACTTGACGAGTGTCGAAGTGACCCAGCGCGCTTCCTCGGTAGCGCCGAATTCAGACTGGAGAACAGCGTCTTGCGCGCCATACTGCGAAGTCGGAACGAATGCATTCAGAGCGCGAATGTCTGGTTTCAGGTTAACGTGAGCCACTACCCAAAAAGCCGATTCTACAGGACCCGTACCAAAGCGCGAAGCGCCATCAATGACAGGAGTCATCTTCTCAGTATCATTATCATCAAGATACTGAATCGCCCTATCGACGTCAGCCTGAGAAAGTTCAGTTACAGCGTTTCCATTCGAGCCGTTAAGGCAAGAAATCTGCGCTACCGAAGCATCCCAAACGTCACGAGTCACCTTGTCTAGCATGGTATGCATGCACTGGCTAAGGTTATCAGCGGTTTCTGAAGCGGTATCGTCTTCAACAACCAGCAAGACCTTGCGGCTAAGAAGAACAACCTTCCCAAACTCCTGAACCTGAACGTTAATATCAAACTTTGTTACTTGTTCAGGTGATGGATCGGCATCTTCGCTCAAGACAACCGGATCGGAATTTAAGTTCTCTTGACGACGGAAAGCCATCGTACTAGTACTCTTCGTAGGTAAACTAAAAGCTCGCCCAAAAAGATTGTGCACATTCCTAGGCTTAGAACGCTGTAGTAGCGCTCTGTGAGCCCATCGATCCGACATCGAGCCGTAGGCTGATGTATCGGTAATTCCAGTGGCCATTTAGACCCCCCAATTAAGCTACCGCCTCTTCTTGCGATCGGTTCTCCACGTACGATACTCATCGTCCGACATTGACATCACATCGACCGCATCGTTAAGAGCTGCGGCCTTAGGGATTCCACCAGGAGAACCAGCTACTGGTTTCTTCTCTACTTTTGGCTTTAACTCTTGACGCTGCTTAGGTGTCAATGCGTTCATCAATAGATAAGCCTCTTCATATCGATTTTGAGCTTCACCGATTGCGTTTCTAAGGTTAGGTCTCTGTTTTAAAAAAGTTTCTAAGTTATCTTCAATGTACTGTGACTTTTCTGGATTCTGCGAAATCCAGAGAGATTCTTGGACTTTTCTCACTATCGCTGCTTCAGAACGACTAATGTCGTTCTTCACTTCTGCTTTTGTCGGAGCTTCGTATTGAGACTCATCTTCTTCTTTTGGTTCAGGCTTTATGCGCTGCTCCTTAAGATATTGATTCTCAACTTCTGCTCTTTGTCTAGCCTCTCGCTCGGAATGCCTCTTAGCTCGTTCCTTTTGAAGAGCCGATAGCGGTACCATTTTCTCCTGCTCGACGGGCGCATCCGCGCTTTGCTCGATTTCAGGAGATTCCTGCACTTCGTCCATCACTTCCTGAGGTTCGGTGTCCTCGTCCATATTTTCTCCCGTTGTACATGGCTTGCCGCCACGAGGCTGCACTAGTTTAGTTAGTGACTCTTGGGAGCGCTCCCTTAGCTTGAAGGTAAGCTGCTCCCTTGGTATTGAAATCCACTTTCAGTTTCTTATCTGCGCCTCTAGCTGGAACTACCCAAAGAAGTTCGCAAATTTCTTTTTTGTTATTCACGACAAAAACAATTTGATTCGTCATGAATGGTGGTAGCTTATGTGTCACGACTGGTCTTGATATGTGGAACTCGCCAGAACCCGCTTGATCAAACTTCCCGTGGAACACTACGTAATATGTTCTATCAAGATGCTTGCAAGCGTTCACGACCTCTTCGACATATTTATCTACCAGCTTCTTCAGAGCCTCTTTCTCGTCGATAAAATCGCGAGGAAGAATCAACCCTGAATGCGGACACGTTGCTAGCATTACATTCCAGCCTTACCGCGAAGACTGTCTTGTTGCGCCTGTGCTTTCTTCAGAAGCTTATTAGCTTTCTGCTGATCAGCATTGCCGCCAGGACCGCACATAGGTGCGACTTCACGAGCAGCTTTAACAGGATTCTTCGAGTACGAGCATAGGCCTTTGACCGACGTCATCGAACCACCATTGCCTTTTCCGTTATAGGGCATTTAAAACCTCTTGATTGATTTGTTGTTGAGCCGCCTGAAGCGTCTGGTTTTCAGAGCTACCCTGCGTCTCGGAGTTGATTTGATCGCTTGTCGACTCAATCTGAGCAGAGACTTTCTCACGAGACATTATTTCTTGCTGCTCTAGAGAATTTACAAATTCGAGTACTCGCAAGATCCTCTCATCTTCCATCGATGCGATCTCTGTGATCGTCTTCGCTCTAGCAAGAGCGGCCTGAGCCATATTCTCTTGTGCCTCACTAGCGCGTTCAGCTGCGAGACCAACGTCGGCAATTACGCGAGCACGACGCTCTTGAGCCAAAGATGTCATCTGTTCTTTCTGAGCATTTGCAAGCTCCATCGCCATGCGCTCTTGCTCGTCGATCTTCTTCTGTTGTTCAGCGACTTTCTTCTCTTGCTCTTCAATCGCAGCTTGCAGGTCGGACATACCAGACATCTGCAATGCTCGGATGATCTCAGATTGCGGAACGTCGACAATGCCATCGCGCTTGAGATTGACCAGCTCGTAGTAGTAAGCATCTTTCTGCGACTTAGAACGTACACCCTCTTTGATAACAGCATCGTATTGCTCGAACTGCTGCTCATAGAACTGCTCTGTCGGCTCTTCATTCAAAATTCTATTTACTTTACCACGAGGATAATGGTTTTGGATGCATGTTAAAACTAAGCTCCCAAGGATCTGCTGCGACTGATCAATGTTGTCGAAGACCTTGCGATTGCTCATCAGATTTTGAGCGATTTGAACTTGCGCGAGACGACCCGATAGTAAAGTGTTTCGCTTCTCATCCATACCTAACGACGCTTGGGTAACATTCCCAAGCGTTAATGTTAAGTCGTCTAATACTTTCTGATATTCTATGAGAGCCGGATTAGCCCCCCCGCCCTGCAACTGCTGCACAGACTCCAGGCCCTGAGGAGCCTTCTCGGGATCTGCATCTATGCCAATAAGACGATTTTGCCCCGATTGCTGCATATCTGTGGGGTCGGGAACACTGCCGATCAGGTATTTGTAGCCTGTAGATATAGTGCTATCCATCATATCTATGATCTTCATGTGCCGCTTATTGAATTGCCGTTGAGCGCTCCATTGGCAGGATGCCATTCCTTGGATGCGCTGCGAAGGCATCCAGATCGATGGTTCCATATAGCAGATGCACGGAACAAACGGGTACGTCTCTACAATTCCGGTAGTGTCTTCGCCAGTGAAAACATGCTGCCCGTTGAGCATCACATGCATTTCAACGTAGGGACGAGAGACTGTACGAACTTCGACATTTGGCATCTGTGCCATGTCTAGTCCCATAACTTCAGAGTCGCTTCGATCATCACGAAGACGCTTCATTCCAACTTTGAGACGCTTCTTTTCGTCAGACGGAAGATCCGTGATATCTCGATAGAATCCAGTGTCTACATCGACGAGAAACTGACGCTCACGTGTCGTGCGACGATAGTATTGATCGTATGCGAGGAGATTGCGATTACGAGAGAAGGTGGTGAAATTTGGATGATAGCTAAGGAACTTGTCATCACGGAAACCGACTGCAATTGCGTCGATCTCAGACGGATCAACGTCAGGAAGAAGCTGCTTCGCGTAGTCTCTACTGATTAGATCGCGAGTAATCGAGTATGCGCAGTCGACGAGGTCAAGATGCTCAAAAGTCGGATCTAAATAAAAGCTGTTATATGTACGCTTAAAGAATTTAATATCACCATTAACGAAGTCTTTTGAATAGTCCATGCGAATACCGCACAGGGAGATTCCGCTCTTGAAAGATTCATCACAGGCGTCTAGAAACTCTGGATAGCCACTGCCTTTGTCCCATACATAGTAACCAATCTTTGTTAGTTGGTCGGCTGTCTTTTGGTCAGATCCCTCGACAGGGGCATAGATTACGGAATTGATATTATCGCGCAGATACCCGGAAAAAAACTGCAAGGGACGTCGCATGATATTGAGCTCGATCGGCTCGCGACCTTCCTTAATAAGTTCCCGTCTCTCAGTATCAGACCATGTATATCCGGACGCTGCTAAGGTGTAGACTTTGGCATCTTGAATAAAAGGAGCCCAATAGTCGTGGGCATACCTATAGTTTTCTTGAAACTCAGCTGTTATCGAACGATCGCTCATCGCTTTGACGGCATGGAGACCCCATCATTCATGATGGGGAGGAAACGCCGCTCCTCTTTTGGCTAAAGTTTCTGTTCGTGTTCTCGTTTTCTCTCTTTTCTGCTATACTACAGCTTGCTTTTGCAGAGTCTGCTATATCGCAGTAATGCGGTAGTCGTGCGACCAGGGATGCGATTAAGTCTTTGCAACCGTAGTCCCCTAAGACGGGTAGGCGTGCCCACGCTGATGTCGGCATACGGAACGGCTCCAGGGAACAGAGCAAAGACCCTGAATTAGAGCTAAGGTAACGAGTTGGTATTCTCGCTTCGTGCACAAGTTGCCTTCTTAGTTACAAGCTTTCGGCTTTAGCCGGGAGTAGTTGACAGCTACCTTTTTGCTATCTAATTGATAGCACTTTTTACTATAGTGCGCAAATATTTGATTAAATTCGTTTTGCTCGGCTATCGGTTACGCGTCTGTGTTGAGCCAAAGCTTCAGCGTTAGAGTTGTTTGATTCGCTGATTGCAGCTCCCTGACAAGCGTAGCGTATAGAATCTGCTGCGTTGCTGTTACTTACTAATATATTATTAGCGTAATAACAATGATCATCTTCGACTGTAAGATCGTAAACTTCTCTTTCTATGTCCAAACATTGCTCCGCAACTTGAAGAACAACACACTTTTGTATCGTACCTGTTACACTCAAATTCCTCGTAGCATACTTCGCATTTTCGAGTTTCGTTGTCAACTCCTGCTTTCCTACGATATTCCGATTTGCAGCTGTTTGAGCAATATTTTGCCCACCGCTGTACAGACTTAAAAACTTCAGCACAGCAAAGGCATGTGTGCACCAATTCCTTACGATTTGCAAAACTAGATTTGGCATGCTCGCTATGCCACTCCTTTCCTTCCGGTGTACTGTGCCATGGCCTTGCTGCCTCGATAGCCTTTCCAATGCTCCTTCGTGACATTTCTTTGCGCTCATGGGATGACATGTGAAGGCGTAGGTGGTCGGTAACCGACATAAGTTCAAGATTCTCGATACTATTATTTGACTTGTCGCCGTCAACATGGTGTACATGATGGTTTTCTGGAATCTGTCCGTGCTGGTACTCCCATATCTTTCTATGGAGGAGACCATTGCCTTTAAAATATCCAAATTTATTTTTTTTGTATGTTGAGCCATTGAAAACAACAATTGTTCTTGATTCGTTGATAAGAAGTATTCCTTGAATCCTAAGCCAATCGCCCTTCCATGGTATGCAATACTCTGACATGTTTTATTATCCTGTAAGGTTAACGGATGGATACCATATCTCAATGAGTCCGCTCGTACAAGACCATTTTCCGTAAATATTTTATGATGAGGGGTGCACTCTAAGACACCCTTATTTGTCGTGATCTTTATCAGCCGACGAGTCTTAGATCTATGTATTGCCGTTACGACCTTGTAACCACTCGGTGTCCTTACTTTATCACCGATCACAACTGTATCTATACGTTTAGTGCCTTCCTGCATCGACACCACCGTGCTACCAATAAAACAGTGTATATCGTGTAGGGGATCGTCTAGATACCTGCCAGTAGCCTCGTGCCACTTTTTGCGATACTTTGATAGATGCTCTCTCAAAACTTTCGTTCGTCGATCATCGAAGATAGCTTTGTCGAGCTTGAGCTTGACTTGATAAATGCCTAAATTGACGTCATGACGCGGCAGCACCCGTATTCGCGCTGTTGTATGCGCGAACAATTTTTTGAACTCTCGCTCATAAGTATTTTCTACGATAAGTCCATCACGTCGCGCAGCATCATGCGGTAGATAGATCGCATCGTAAAGATATTTCTTTTCGTTAAGCATGTGACGGGCGTAGAAATCAACGCCTTTATTGCTGTCTTCGTAGTAGTCAATGATGCGCATTTCTCCGTGCACGCATTGAAAGAAGACTATCGCAGTCAGATCGTTCACACCGATATCTAGCGCAGCGCAGACAGGGCGAATCGGATCGTACGGAGACGTTGCGAGTATACGCCCCTCTTCGCGAGCTCGATCAATCGCACAAGCATAGTAATAGGCGTCCGAATTTGAAAGAAAAGATTCGCTAACAGTCGAAGGAAACTCTTGTCTAACTTTGTCACCAAGAACACCAACCTGTCTCACATACCAATATTTTTGACCTTCTGAAAGTTTAATTTTTTGAGCCTCTTCGATAGAAGCAAAGTAGTCTGCCATTTCAATAGAATACTTTACCGGATCGGGGAGACAATAAGTTGACTCTAGGTACCAAGGGTAAAAGAACAACTTGTACTCAAGTGCGCTCAAATTATTATTACCTCGTGCAGAAGCTTCAGTGCACATATCCGCGAAGTATCCCTCAGTTCCTTCGCCTGTGCTCTCTATAATTGCGACGCCTTTAGCAGATAAAGTGTTTAATGTGCCCGCTACAATCTCATCAGCTTTCTGTGGGCTTCGAGCACAAGTTTTCCCAAACTCTGAAATTAACACTACCTGGCAGGTTCCTCCGCGAAGAGACGTGTCGACACGCAGATGCGATCCGTTACTAAAACTTATTTCAGTAGCTGACTGGCTAAGGATGCCGAGACTTCCGATCTCTCGAGGCATATGCGTAAGCGCATGGCCGATGATTCTTTTGAAAATATGCTGGGCATGCTGAAGAGAGTACGAGACAATGCCGGCTGATATATTATAATTAAAAATAGCCTCATCGAGGAGATAGAGAACGGAGAATGAACTCATTCCGAGCTGCCGGGCCTTCAAAATTAAATTTCTAGTATGCATTCCACGGAAAACATCACGCTGAACCGCATTCATTTCGAATTTAATGTTTGATCCATAGCGATCGACGATGTAGTAAAGATTATTTAACCTGTACTCTTTATCGTGAAGTCTAGAAAAATCTACCATCTAGCGAGTTGAGCCTCCAACTCTTTAATCCTCTCGTCTCTCTCCGCGATAAGCCGCGCCTGATGAGCAAGCGCGGCGGGCGACGACTCTTCAGAAGTGTCTTTTTGTGCTCGATAATAGATAGAATCTTTATGGTTAGTCAAAATAAGATTAACCGCTTTGAAGGAATTTGAGGTGTCTTCATCAACTTTTTCAAGAATTTTATCTAGTTTATGATAGGCGGAATCAAGATTCGCGTCGGCTAGTCGTATAGTTGCCTTCTTACGAATTTCTTTAAGGTGAGGGTACTTGTCCATGTAGTCGTAGAGTGTAGTTAGACCGCAACCGAGAATTTTCGATACAGACGTAATGTTTCCTTTACAATCAATCATCAGATTTTCCATGTCCTTTAAGGGGACGGTGTCTTCTAGAGAGCGTTGTTTGGCCTTCGTTTTGTTTTTTAAGTTGATCAAAGACATACGAGCCTTAGTATGTTAAGTTAGAATTTATTCTATATTACGCCATTTTTACGCTATTTTCCACTAAAACATTTCTTTCTACACTGTGGAGGTTGTTGACATTACAAGTCCTTTTTTTTCAGAATATATTGCGCAAAATAGTCGTGTGTGCTATCATAGTGGCATAAACGAAGCTCCCTGGTGACTTGCCAACCAAAGCAAGCAGGTTGTAGCAGTGTTTATAGAAGAAGCGAAACCAACTTATCTTAACTAAGAGGCCTTGTCAAAGCCATGGACCGGAAAAGCGAAGTTAAGAAATATTTAGACCGGCAGCAAGTAATTACTTCAGCCATGGCAAGGTTCGTAAACGGAGTATATCCCGACGACCTGACATTGGACGCGGTACGCGCAGCGTTGGACGAAGTTTTTGAAAACGCGTATTGGCTGGCAGAACGAGAATCGCAATAGGGAAAAAAATGGACGAAGCAGACTATGCAGAAGAAAAGGCCAGGGAAAAATTTGACGATTACCTTGAAGAGCGATTTCCGGTTGGAATAGAAGGATTAATTTTCCATCCGGCCGAAGTGCTTCAAACTTTGGCACCGACTAAATACGAAAGATTATTTAAACAATGGTTGGAGGAAGAAATCCTTGGAAACGCCGAAAAAATTGAGTGTTTGGACTAGAGAAAATTTAATTAGCACTTCGGAGCTAGAAAGAAGATCCGGGGTATCAGACACTACGATATTGCGATACTTAGCAGGGACGCAGCGATTGGAATACAAAACAGCGAAAGCGTTGTCGAGTGCGACGAATAACGAAGTGTCCTTCGAGACGCTTTGCTCGGAAAACGATCGACGCAAAACAATCACGAAGCTCAAGAAAAAACGAGCTTTGAAAAATTAAAAACTGAGGGAACTGACATCAGCTACTCCCTGCTAAAGCAGGAAGTTTGACCGTAGGATATCCTCGGTCTTCAAGGCCTGCTGACGGAGGCCCACCGCCCCGTAGGACGGAAAAGTTAGAGTTTCTTACGTTCTCTCTATACCTTGGTGTTTTACCTAGAGAGGAAAGTTTCTCTAGAACCACATACACTGTCAAACAACATCTCTCGACTAGCGAGAGTCAACCGTTTCTCCCCTAAGGCGAGTGTCTTACGGTAGAGCATAACAGGAAAGGGTGTTAAGGTGAAGACGATCAAAAACTTTAGCGGGAGGCCGTGCTTCCTCTCTGTCCTAAAGGACAGAGTACCCGCGCGCGCAATGTGATGGACTGGACGCAAGTGCTTGCGATTATTGTGTCTAACGTAGGGATATTTTTGTGGTCTCGCTCGGAATCCAAGTCGGATTATCGGCAACTTGAGGCATCGACGAACGCAATTCTTGAAGGGATGCGGGCTGACATGCGTGATTTCCACGGCAGGCTTTGCGCCATCGAGGAGCGTCGGCGGGGGAATTAGTTCCCGCCATGTTTCGCACGTCTGTGGTCTCTTGTTTCTTACTCGTGCATTATCCGGCGCAACCGTTCACATAGTTCCGATGCTTCTTTTTGTGTTTCTGTATAACCAACAATTGCCCATGTGCAAAATTTATACTGTTCCAGCGCTGCCGCTTTGAGATTATCTTTACACGCCGCTTCGAGAGTATCCACATGCCACGCGTGTTCACCGTCGTCGCGAGGTTCAAAGTTTCTTTCTACAACCCAAATTTCTTTCATCGCTTTGACGGCGTGGAGACACCATCATGAATGATGGGGAGGAAACGCCGCTCCTCTTTTGGTTAAAGTTTTTGACCTTAGACGCCTTTTTTTATTGATAATCGATTTCGTGACATTTGGTTCAACAGCTTCATGAGGTGAGACAGCAACGTGATTCGCTCTGATTTGTCTGTAAATCTTTTTCGTAGTGCTAAGACAAGTCCCTCCCAGTCATTTTCTTCTTTTGTTTCCATGAAGCAATCCAGAACAGGATCGCTTTTGTAAAACGGAATTTCTTCGATCATTTTTCGGTGGTCGACCTCAAATAGATAAAGAAGCTCCAGAAGAAACTTGTCTGATAGCACTAGTTTCTTTCGTACCTCGTATACGATGTATCTTCAACAATTGTTTTAACTGTTTTGGCAGCCGCATCTTGATCGGTCTCGCTAAAATGGGCAGTGTGATCGTTGTAATTAAAATAAATAGTTTTACGATCTCCCTCTCTATTTTTCTCGATAATCAACTCGACAATCGGGCTAGTACTTTTCTTGTCTGAGTAGTTATCTCTGTGGATCATAATAATTTTATCGGCGTCTTGCTCAATAGCCCCGCTGTCACGAAGGTGTGCCATGTTAGGTTTACTACCAGGGACCTTTGTGACTTCTCGATTTAGTTGAGCTGCGACGACGACGGGGATATTGAGCTCTTGAGCCATCGTCTTCATTGCGCCCGAATTTTCAGTTACACTTTCATAAAGATTTTTTTTTCCCTCCGATGCTATCTTCGACAAATGATCGATAAGAGCCACTTTCACGCCGTTAGTTATAATCTCGTGTCGCAGTCGCGCTTTGATGTGGTGGGCGTTAGCGCTCGGAGTTTCGTCTATCAAAATTCTATCCCCGATATCCTCGAACATTTTACCAGCTTCAGGAAGTCGGCTAACCTCCTCACTAGTTAAGTTCCCCGTTCGAAGTCGTTTGGCGTGAATTCCCGATAGCATACCGAATACCCTATCGTGCACCGCCTCGTCACTCATTTCGAGAGAGAAAAGCATTGAGGTCACTCCCTTTCTCGCCATGGAAAGCGCCATTTGGATTAGGATCTCCGATTTTCCCATTCCTGGACGTCCGGCCAAGATGATAAGCTCTCTTTTTATTAGGCCATCGAGTGCCTGGTCGAGGTGATACCAACCGGTGGGTACACCCATCAAGGTATGAACGCCCGCGTCCCGCTCCATTTTGCGTTTGATGTAGTAGTCAACGGCGTTAAGTCCTTCACTGCGATTTTTGGTTATTTCTCGAATTGAACGAGGGGGCTTGTTTGACTTTGAGGCCACCTTAGAAAGGATCTCGGAAGCGTGCTGCACATGCTCCATAACCTCACCGCTTCCAGCACAAAGGAGTCGTCGACCTAAAAAGACCAGATGACGACGAGATCTAGCCTCTTCGAGTTGAGAGGCGTAATATCGGATCTCTGCATTCCTGGCCTCTATCTCTAGGCTTTTGATATATTGGATACCTCCTGCATCTTCGGTCTGATTCGAACTTGCGAGGGATCGGGCTACGTCGACGAAAGTGGGATTATCCCCTGCTTCGTAGAACTTTCGAATGCATCCGAAAATTATTTTATGGCGCGTGTCGTTGAAAGCGGAATCGTCTAATCTGTCTAAGACGATTTCCATGCTGCTGTGTGAGACGAGGCAAGCGCCGACGCAGATTCGTTCCGCTTCGAGATCAGTGGGAACGGTTATGTTCTCCGACATAAAGATTCCTTGTCGTTGGTTTTTTTTGGCTCCCCCAGTATACTCGAACCTAAGATTCCAAGACAGTTGTTTTGGTTTTTTTTGGCTGCCCCTCGAGAGAGGGGCTTTTTTTTGCCAACTCTGACAAGAATTTAATTCAATCCGCGCCACCCTCTTGTGGTTGGTTAGATCTCTCTGGCCTTGGATGTGATAGTCGGCCTATCCGGGTATGTGTTAAATCGATTCTAAGGTACCGCCAGTCGATTATATTTGGTTTAGTGGCTCCCGACAGGTCTAACGTGTGTTACGAGCTCCTAGATGCCTTTAAATCGTTCTAAGCCCCATTCGGGGTTTTGGATCAACGATATCAGATAGCCGATACCTCTGACTACACTCCCTTTCGATCCGAGTTTTATCGCTTTTTTGTCTAGCCTCGACAGAGCTTCGCGAACTTTGTCTACTCCGTAGTCGGTTACGACCTGTGTGGCGTCACTCGAAGTGCACCCCTTTATGAGGACTGCTCCACTATCTTTGTCGACGAAGGACTTTTGTAGATCCTCGACCAGTTTTTTTTGCTCGGGAGTTGGTGTCACCGCTTTGGGCTTCGTCTTCTTTGGCTCGGGAGTTGGTGTCACCGCTTTGGGCTTCGTCTTCTTTGGCTCGGACGGCTCAGGGTTACTCGACGATCCATCGAGACGATGGCTAGCTAGCTTCTTCTTCGAAGAAGTAGTTTTCTTAATACTTAGTAGTGTCGACTTTGCCGGGCCCGGTAATTCAGGCTCCGGTAAAATTATTTGAGAAACTTCGTTCCACACCCAGACAAGAGGACCCATTTTTCCGTCTGAGAGCCGGGTTTGTTCTCTCTGTAGATAACCAAATTTTTCCAACTCTTTCAACGCTCTTCGGATAGCATCTCGCCCTTCCCGCATGTGCTTTGCCATCTCGATCGTGTAGAATTCCCAATCAGAGGGACGGCTGAATGCGTATAACCAAAGTGATTTGGCTAGTCCGCTAAGTCTATTATCAAAAATAATAGTTGTATTTATTACTGTGTAAGGATTATTTTTATCGTGTACAACGCGATTTAGTGTCATGGGGTTCTCCTAGAGTTGAAGATACCGACCAGACAATCTTTTTCTTAACCTTGCTAACTTTTCCACTGTTGTGGTACGTTGTTAGCCTATTCCGGTTAGATTTTAGAGTTTTTACACACTCTTCGCCTGACCGAAATATTAGATTTAACTACAGAGAAAAATCTAAGTACGTTAAGATAGCGATTGGCTGATCGGTATCTGGGGTAGGCCACCAAGGTAACTCGCGGTGGCCTTTTTTCTAAAGAGAATTTTGGCGCTCGGGGGTTCTCCCTGAGCGCTTTTTTTTTGCTCGGCGCTGCGAAAAAAAAAACCCGAAGGCTTTCGCCGACGGGCCGGAGTTTCATGACCGAATCAACGTATCACACCGCAGAATTTTCCCCGAAATTTTTCGCTTTGACGGCACGGAGACCCCATCATTCATGATGGGGAGGAAGTGCCACTCCTCTTTTGGTTAAAGTTTCTGTTCGTATTCTCGTTTTCTCTCTTTTCTGCTATACTACAGCTTGCTTTTGCAGAGTCTGCTATATCGCAGTAATGCGGTAGTCGTGCGACCAGGGATGCGATTAAGTCTTTGCAACCGTAGTCCCCTAAGACGGGTAGGCGTGCCCACGCTGATGTCAGCATACGGAACGGCTCCAGGGAACAGAGCAAAAACCCTGAATTAGAGCTAAGGTAACGGGTTGGTATTCTCGCTTCGTGCACAAGTTGCCTTCTTAGTTACAAGCTTTCGGCTTTAGCCGGGAGTAGTTGACATCTTAGCATTTTCCCCGAAATTTTTTAGATTATCTTGCATAAAAAGCAAGCATTCGCTATCGTAATGCTGTTTTCCGATAGGCTCCCTTAGGTCTAAGACCGCCGGTTGTAGCGTCGTAAAACACGGATAGTAAGCAACTTAGTCGAAACGGGAGTTTTCATGACTAAAGAATTGGTTGAAAAAAAGAATATTTATCAGCGCATAAATGCGGTCATGGAAGAGGTCGAGTACATTTTGAAAGGCGAGAACGCTGGCAAGGGCTTGCAGTACCGGTTCGTGAGCCACGATCAGGTGACTGGTAAGCTGCACCGGCCGATGACGAAGCATGGCATCGTTATGTTGACTGATGTGGTGGAGCTCTCGAGAGACGGCAATCGAACGACTATGCGAATCGCTGTAACTTTTGTAAATATAGACAATCCAGAAGATCGGTTTACGATCCATTCTCATGGAGATGGAGTGGACAACTCTGATAAATCTATTGGTAAGTGCATTAGTTACGCCGTGAAATATGCCCTTCTAAAGACATTCTGCTTAGAGACAGGAGACGACGTTGAAAAGGATAATATTTCCCACATTCCCACAAGTCACGAAACTATAACGACCGACGAATTATCGAGTATAGAACTTGCGATCAACGGCTACGAGGACATCAGAGAAATAATACTTTCGCATCTTGGCAATCTTAAAAATCTTCGACGTGACAAATACATACCAGCCATGAATTGGATCGCAAAAATGATCGAGCAAAAGAGGACAGCGTGAAAAAATCTGATAAAGACAGGTTTTTTGAAAAGGTTGAGTTTACAGAATCTTGTTGGATTTGGAAGGGTGGGAAGAAGAAATCTGGACATGGTGTTTTTTATTTTAACGGAAGGCTGACTCCTGCACACAGATTCTCTTGTCAACTACTCCCGGCTAAAGCCGAAAGCTTGTAACTAAGAAGGCAACTTGTGCACGAAGCGAGAATACCAACTCG